AGAGGAGAAAGACCAGATGAAAGGTGATGTACAGGAACGTTCTGTGAATCAGTCAGTTCTGCGAGGTGGTGATATCTCCTATGATTTCTCGTCCTACAACCCGCCAAAAAGCAAAAGTAACTGGGTCAATCGAATTAAGCTCGTGCCGAATCCGAAAAGAGTGATACACCACTCGTGCTATACAGACGCGCCGCCGGAATGGCTCGGAAAGAAGTTCATCGAGGACGCGGAACATCTAAAAGAAGTCAATCCGGAAGCGTACGAGCATGAGTATCTCGGCATCCCGAACGGAGACGGCGGAAACGTGTTTGAATATCTGGAGATCCGAGACATCACAGACGAAGAGATTAGCCACATGGACCGTATCTATCCAGGCGTTGACTTCGGATGGTACCCGGATCAGTATTGCTACCTGCGGACTTACTACGATTCGGCGCGGGAGAAAATCTATCTCATTGACGAACTATACGTGAATAAGTGGAGCAATGAGAAAACAGCAAAATGGATCAAAGAAAAAGGGTATGATGACTATACGATTATCTGCGATTCCGCTGAGCCTAAGTCCGTAAACGACTATAGGGACGCCGGACTCCCGGCCAGGGGAGCAATCAAAGGACCGGGAAGCATTGAATACGGATTCAAATTCCTGCAGGCACGAACTCTCGTGATTGATCCGAAGCGGACACCGCACGCTTACAAAGAAATCACGGAATACGAATACGACCGGGATAAGGACGGGAACGTTATCAGCGGATATCCAGACGGTAACGACCATGCTATCTCGGCTTTACGTTATGCGTACGAACCATTATTTAATCGAAGGGGGTATAGTGCATAATGTGCGAATTTTGCGATGAGCTGAAAAACTGGAAAACATTAGAAAGATTCGATCAGCGTGCACGGTACGTCTATAAGTGTAAGCTGATACGCAAGATGATGGTCGAGACAAGAGCGGCTGGGAGCATCGAGGGAACGCCGCATAACGTCAATTACTGCCCGATGTGCGGCAGAAAAGTGACAGAGGGCTAGGAATGGGACTGATAACAACTATTAAGAGGTGGCTAAGCATGTTTTTTCGAAGCGAAGCGGAGCAGGCGTTTGATGTTGATGTGATCGAATCGCCGGTAATGGATACGGTCATAAAAAAGTGCGCTGCGGTTTATGCCGGCGAACCGCTGTGGAAAGATGTTAAGAACGGCATCCGAACAATCAATTTTGCAAAATCGCTAAGTTCCGAAACGGCGCGGCTTGCGACATTAGCAATTAAAATCACAATCGAGGGATCAGCACGGGCGGAATGGCTGCAACAGCAGACGGATGCAGTGTTTTTCAGTATCCGAAAATGGGTGGAATATGGCTGTGCGTATGGAACGGTAGTCATCAAGCCGAACGGGAAGACACTGGATGTATTCACGCCGGATGAAGTGCTTATAACTGATTATGATAACCAGAATATCACCGGAATGATCTTCAAAGATACGTATACGCAAGGAAAATGGTACTACACGCGGCTGGAATATCACCGATTTGCAGAAGAAAAGCAGGGCGAGGAAACAGTACGCCCTTACTATATTTCCAATCGGGCGTATCGGTCGAAATCTCCCGATTCAATCGGCGATCCGGTGGCACTGAAAGATACGAAATGGTCTGAGCTTATGGCAGACTCCCCGCCGATTTTGAAAGCGAACGGAGAAAGTCTGGAAGGTCCGATGTTCGGCATATTCGTGACACCGCAGGCAAACAACGTAGATAAGTCCACGCCGCTCGGCCTGCCGGTGTATGCCGAAGCGCTGGAAGAGCTGAAAGACCTTGATATTGCATATTCACGCATGACCGGAGAAATCCACGACAGTGAACGAATCGTTCTGGCAGATGACCGGTTATTGTCTCCGGCTGGCACGCCGGTTAATAAGGTGAACCCGGGAGCTGTCGCAACGTCGAACTTGCCGAAGTACGTACGAAACGTCTACGGCGAAGGACCGGATTCTTTC